TCGCCTGCAGGCTGCATTGCTGGCGGTGCTCCTCAAGCGCCGTGAAGTCACGAAGGCGCAACTCCACCTCGTCATCGAACAGAGACGACCGACTGAGAACCGCCGCCCGACCGATCCCAAGATGGTTGACGTGATCATCTGCCATCTCCGCAAGAAGCTGAAACAGCCTGAAATCGAGATCAAAACGGTGTGGGGTACCGGGTACCGCATTCCGCTTGTCGACCGCGAGAAGGCCATCGCCATTCTGACTGATTGGGTGGAGAACGAGGCATGAGCGATCCGGTGTTCGACGAGAACGAAATTAAACGTCTGGTTGCACTGCCGGTACGTGTCGCCAATATCGAAGAAATCCAACAGGGCGCGTTTCAGACCATGGTCGACTTCTACGACCGGGGCGTGACGCGCGAGTACTACGCGGGCGCACTGATGCAGACGCTGATCCTCTACGGTCAGTGCGCCAAGCTGTGGATGCTGAACTCGATACATGACTGCTATCACAACGGGCAGCTCGGTGAGGCGGCGTTCGACACGACTTACAACAGTCTCAAGAACATGGTGGAGGGCCAACAGAAGGTGGTCGTCGGGCTGGTCGAAGCCATGCAAGAGTGTCCTACAAGCAAGGATCGCATCTCGTGAGCGGCGATGATGAAGAGATCGACACCGGGTTCGATGCGGTCCTAGCGGGAGAAGTCTATGTTCCACCTGTGGGCGAACCGCAACTTACGGCCGCCGTAAGCGAAGAGGCCGCGACATCTACCCAGATAAGTGACGCAAATAAGGCGCTCATCGGAGAGCTGCCCAAGGATTTTGATCGCGTCACGATGGCCAAGCTCGCGCGCGAAATCGCGATGGACATCAAGGAGCGACATGCGATCCTCAAAGAGCACGGCCTCACGCAGGTCCAATACGAGTACCTCAGCGAGCACAACCCGTACTTCAAAAACGCTCTCGAAGCTGCGATCCGGGAATGGCAGTCACCGCTTTCCACACCGGAACGGGTATCAATTGCGGCTGCGGCTATTCTCGAAGACAGCCTTCCGGGGCTGGGAGCTAGGATGCAGAACCGTGGGGAAGGTCTCCCCGGTGTCATCGAGGCTGCCAAGTTCTTTGGCAAGCTCGCCGGTATTGGTGAACGAGCGAGTGGCGGCGCTCCTACTGGAGAACGCTTCGTTATTAACATTGACCTTGGCGGAGGTCAGACGGTTGCCGTCGCCGCAGGCGAAGCTCCGTCGCGTGATCCTCTGTTACCTGTCGGGCTGGCGCTACCTCAAGTCATCGAAGTGCAGAGCAACCCGGGCGGCGTGGGCACGGACGCCGAAGGGGCGCGCGTACAGAAGCCTACAAAACGCGAGCCCTAGGGCCCGCGAGGCCGACCACCGATACAACCAATCCCCCAAGGGTCATGAGGCGCAGTTTCGGGCAAACCACAGTCCTAAAGGAATTGAAAAGAAATACCGATATAGGCTGCGCAAGAGACTAACTACCCGGAGTTCGTAGTATGCCAGACCCAACCCCAAGCACCTTGCAGAAGCAGCTCGCGGATGCGATGGCGCTCATCCGAGAGAAGAACAAGCTGCTCCTCGTCCAGAAGAAGAACATCGAGCAACTGCAGGGGGAGCAGGACGATGCCCGAACCATCCGAGAGAACATCTACAAGATCGCTGCGCACGACCCGGACCCTCCTTCGTGGCTTAAACGAGCGAGCCGAGGCAGCACTCGCGGCGTACCGGCAACGATCTGGAGCGACTGGCACTACGGCGAAGTCGTCCGCATGCCCGGCATCAACTACTACGACCGAACCGTCGCCAAGAAGCGCATCGAGCGCCTCGTCACCACCACCGTCGATCTCGCCTTCAACCACATGGGCTCCGCCAAGGCTTCCTATCCGGGCGCGATTGTGGCTCTGGGTGGTGACATGCTGGGCGGCGATATTCACGAGGAGCTAACCAAGACCAACGACCGGACCACCCAGCAGGCCATCGAGGACCTCATCGATTTGATCTGCGGCGGACTGGAGACGATGGCAACGAACTTCGGGAAGTTGTTCGTGCCGTGTGTGGTGGGTAACCACGGCCGTTCTACTAAGAAGATGCAAGCCAAGGAGCGCGTGTTCACCTCCCACGAGTGGAACGTCTACTGCGGCGTCGCTAGACACTTCAGGAGGACGGACCATGTTCGCTTTGCGATACCCGAAACTGCAGATTGTGCTTTCAATCTTTTTGGCCACCGTTATCTGCTTACTCATGGTGACAGTCTTGGTACTAAAGGTGGCGATGGTATTATCGGCGCTCTGGGCCCGATCATGCGGGGCAACCTTAAAACGCATCGCTCTGAGGCTCAGATTGGCAGAGATTTCGATACGCTACTCATTGGACATTGGCACCAGTACCTCACTCTTCCGGGCCTTATCGTCAATAATTCGCTCAAGGGCTACGACGAGTTTGCGCACCTCGTACTACGCGCGCCCTACTCCAGACCCTCGCAGGCACTTTGGTTTACGCACCCAGAGCACGGCATCACAGCGCACTGGCAAGTCTACCTAGAGAAGCAGCTTGAGCCGCTGACCGAAGCGAAGCCGTGGGTGAGCTGGCAGGACTTCGCTGACAGTCGGAGTGCCCATGCCGTCGCTTAACTTCGCCGCGCCGCCCACCATCGCGCGCTTCATGAAGAGCAGCGCCGCGTTCGGCCGCCTGATCGCTGGCCCCGTCGGTTCGGGTAAGACGGTGGGATGCATCATCGAGCTACTTGTGCGCGCTCTCTCGCAGGAGAAGGCCCCCGACGGCTACCGCTACACCCGCTTCGCCGTGGTGCGTCAGACCCTGAAGCAATTGAAGGACACGGTGCTCAAAGACTGCCAACAGTGGTTGGAGGGTCTCGGCGCGTGGAAGGTCTCCGACAACACCTACTACCTTGAGTTCGGCGACGTGAAATCTGAATGGGTGTTCATCCCGCTGGAGAACGCAGAAGATCAGGCACGCCTACTTTCTATGCAGTTGACCGGCGCGTGGTTGTCCGAGTGCATCGAAATGGATTTTGACGTGCTCGCGCCACTTTCTGGTCGTCTCGGGCGTTATCCCTCTGGCATGCGCGGGGAACCAACTTGGCACGGTTGGATCGCGGACACCAACTTCCCCACCGAGATGACGCCATGGCACACGTTCATGGAAAACGCCCCGCTCGGTGTTCTTATCTTCAAGCAACCATCGGGCATGGACCCCTATGCAGAAAATCTCAACTGGCTTGTCCAAACGTCAGCTACGAAGGCGCTCCCGCTCAACCACCCAGATCGGCTACGACAAGGACGGCGCTATTATGAGCGTCTCGTTGAGATGTATGGCGCGGACAGCGACTGGGTCAAACGTTATGTTTACGCTCAGTATGGCGATGACCCGTCGGGTGCGGCGGTGTTTAAGAACACGTTTCGGTCGGACTTTCATATTGTCCCAAGTACGTTGCTTATTCCCGGATACCCCCTCCTTATCGGTCAGGATTTTGGCCGTAACCCGTGGTCACTCATCGGACAGATGGATCACCTTGGGCGGCTCCTCATCCACAAGGAAGTACCGGGGACTAACGTCGGTCTTGAGAAACACGTCAACCAGAGCCTGAAGCCCGTCCTCTATTCGGACAAGTTCATGGGCTACCGGGTCGCCGCAGTGGGCGATCCGAGCGGCGTCGCGAAGGGATCGATTGCGGAGGAGAGCTGCATCGATGCCATGACGCGCTTCGGCATCCCGTGTTTTCCCGCTCCTACCAACGACATCGAACCTCGGCTAAGAGCGGTCGAGGCGCTCCTGCAACGACAAACGAACGGCGGACCATCGCTGCTGATCTCACGCGAGGGCTGCCCTCACCTGTGCCGCGCGATGAGCGGCGGCTATCGCTTCACCAAAAAGAAAGACGGTGCCATGCGCACCAAGCCAGAGAAGGACGACAAGGATGGATTTTCTCATGTGGCCGATGACCTTCAGTACCTCGCTCTGTGCGTTCATGGCGGGATTGTTCCTGAGATCACTCGACGCATCCGCCCCAAGCCCAAGCGTCGTCCAGCCATTTCCCCGCTGGGTTGGACCTAACCGCCGTCGTCTTCTGGAAGCACAGGCTGCACGTGGTGCTGAGCTTCGAGCAGGATCAGCTTCGCCCTCAGCTTCGCAATCTTTCTCACGCGACGGTTGGTCAGCCAACGTCGTGCCGTTTGGCTCTCGTAAATCTGGATGAAGTACCAGACCAAGGCGACGAGGCCCGCCACGGCAGGCACGTAGCCGAGCAACGATCCGATAATGGCGGCGACTGAGGTGACGTTGCCCCAGAACTGATGCTGATCCATAGCAGGCTCCCACTTTGCGCCTGCAAGGTCGCACCCAAATCCCTAAGATTTCGTTCGTTAATCGAGTTTTAAGGGCCTGCGTGCGAGGGGGTGTACTTCTTCCGCGAGAACGAGTGCACCCATGGCCGATCAGCTTGGACAAAACGGCGTCATCCAATTCACTTCCCCCGCCGATCTGGAAGCGCAACTTGATGCCGCAGCCGCGCAGAAAGCGCAGGCGCAGCAGCAGGCCAACCAGATGGGGCAGCCCCAGTACCCCGCGCTCGCGGGATACGTGAAGTCGCAGTTCGAGATTTTCCGCAACCACCGCAACACGGTCGCAGGCTGGAGCAATCGCATGCTCGCCGCGATGCGCTCCTTCAACGGCCAGTACGATCCGACGAAGCTGGTTGAGGTGACACGGTTCGGCGGCTCGACAGTATACGCTCGGTTGATAGCGCAGAAGTGCCGAGCCGCCTCATCCCTCCTCCGGGACATCTACCTGTCACAGGACGTTCCTTGGTCACTGGAACCACCAAAGAACCCACCTGTACCGCCAGACATCTTGGAGAAGATCGACGTTCTGATCAAGCAAGAAGCGCAGATGGTATTCGAGACGACGGGCCAGCAGCCAAGCCCGAGCGATCTCGGCGACCGCCGCCGCAATCTGATCGAGCAGGCCGAAGACGCTGCCAAGCGCAAGGCGAACAAGCAGGCGCGCGACAGTGAGGACAAAATTCAGGACATCCTGAATGAGGGTGGCTACTATCATGCGCTCGCCGAGTTTCTAGTAGACCTGCCAATCTTCCCGTTCGCCTGCATCAAGGGGCCGGTAGTCAAAATCATCCCCACGGTTATTTGGCCGAAAGGCGGGGGTGCTCCAACGATCCAACAGGTCCCGAAGCTGACGTGGAACCGCGTCTCGCCGTTTGATCTCTGGTTCACGCCCGGTGTCGCCGATATTGAAAACGCAAACGTCATTGAGAAGCTGCGCGTCACGCGTGGTGAGCTGAATGACCTCCTCGACCTTCCGGGCTACAACACCGAGGAGATCAGGGCCGTCCTCGACGAGTACGGTCGCGGTGGCTTGTACGACAACTGGGACACCACCGACGCGGAACGATCCGTCCTCGAAAGTCGCGAAAACCCCGCATGGAATAGAAGCGGCATGATCTCCATGATGGAGTTCAATGGCAACGTGCAGGGCCGTATCCTTCAAGACTACGGCATGGTGGTACAGGATGAGCTTCGCGACTATCATGTGCAAGTGTGGGTGATCGGGACACACGTGATTAAGTGTCACCTTAGCCCGTCCCCCCGACAGCGTCATCCATATTTCATTACCTCTTTCGAGAAGGTACCGGGTACCCCGGTTGGGAATGGTCTAACCGACCTTCTGGCCGACCTGCAGGAGAGCGCGAACGCTACTCTGCGTGCGCTGATCAACAACATCTCCATCGCTTCCGGCCCCCAAGTAGTCATCAATGACGACATGCTCGCCGAGGGCGAGAACGGGGAGGACTTGTACCCATGGAAGAGGTGGCACACGAAGAACGATCCGATGACGGGGGCGGGGAAGCAGCCGATCAGCTTCTTCATGCCGACGAGCAACGCCCAAGTTCTGATGGAGGTCTACAAGGAGTTGGTGGAGATCGCGGACGATGTGAGCGCGATCCCAAAATATGTCGGTGGTCAGGCTTCTGGTGGTGCGGGCAGGACGGCGTCGGGGCTGGCGATGTTGATGGGCAATGCCTCGAAAATCTTGCAGACTGTGTCCGCCAACATCGACCGCGACATCATCGAAGGATCGATGTGTCAGCTTCAAGACCTGATCCTGCTGACTGACACGAGCGGGCTTCTTACGGGCGAGGAGCGGCTCACCGTGCAGGGCGTCAACGTCGCCATTCAGCGCGAGACGCTGCGGCAGCGGCAGTTGGAGTTCTTGCAGCATACGAACAACCCGACAGATATGCACATCATGGGGCTCAAGGGCCGCGCAAACGTGCTGCGCTCTGTTTCTACTACACTCGGCATGCCCGGCGAGGACATCGTCCCGCCCGAGGAGCAGATCGAGCAGATGGAGAAGCAACAGCAGCAACAGCAGCAAGGTGGCGAACTTATGGGCATGTTGCAGAAATCTGTCGACGAAGGTGTGGCAGCAGGTGTCAAGAGGATCGCTACCGACCTTGCTGCGGGTGGCGTCGCTGCCAAGGTCGGCGTGCCGGAAGGTCCGCCCGTGCACGAGGGCGTCGATCCATCCAACCCGGGCGGGGCCGCACAGCCGGGACTTACTGCGCCCGTAAGTCCGAGCGCGCAGCAGCACCCGAACGACGGTACCGCTGAGCGCGCGGCGCAGGCGCAAGGCAATCAAGCCGCTCCACTTTCTCAGGCAATGGGGCCGCAGACACACCTCACAGGTAATCAGAAGGGCGCGGGCGCGCACGCGGTTACGGGGGGTGTCGGATGAGTGTCAATACCCAAAAGAACGTACGGGTTTATGCGGGCCCGACCGGGCCAACCGGCAATATACAGGGCGTGAAAATTTTCCCGAACTTCACCGGGCCCACCGGCACGTACAAAGTCTGCCTGCAGGTCAACGCTGCGCAGGAGGCCAACGGGCCCACAGGTTGGTGCAAGAAGGTTTACCCGCTCGCGTCGCAGGGCGCGACTGGCGTCACAGGTGTGCACCCCGCGATTATTATTCTCGGGTACACAGGCCCCGCTTAACCTGTTCCTAACGATTGTCCCTTAGCACCGAAGCATGTTCGCCGTTTTGGCGAGGCCAGCTTCTGCTGACAGGGGACGACCATGACAATTCTTTCGAGCCGCAACTACGACCGGAATATCTTGGGGTCGATCCTCAAGCAGGTCGTCGACGTTATCAACTCAGGTTCTGTAGGCGGCCCGACGGGCGTCACCGGTCCCACTGGACCGACCGGCGCATCGACCGGCGCAACTGGTCCGACGGGTACCGCTGGTGCGACTGGTCCGACGGGACCGTCGGTCGGCACGCAGGGCCCCGCTGGTCCCATCGGCGCGCAAGGTTCTACTGGTCCGACTGGACCCACTGGCTTCGGCCTCACCGGTCCCGCAGGCCCGGTTGGTAACACTGGTCCCGCAGGTTCTGGTGCAACTGGTCCGACAGGCGTCACCGGCCCGACCGGCGCAGGCGTCACCGGCCCGACTGGTGCCGCTGGCGCAACAGGTGCAACCGGCCCCACG